GAAAACTCGCACCACTGCATCTATATCTGCTGTACCCTTACCCATGGCTCCCATGGCATCGCCAATATCGGTCAGGTCAGGAATGACATCACGGGCGGAGAAGCCAAAGGCCAGCATATGCTGTGCATCAGTTGCCAGTTCTGGGAAGGTGAAGGGTGTAGCCGCGGCGAATTGTTGCAAGTCCTTCATGAATGAGAAAGTAGCCTTGCCTTTGCCCAGGAGCGTCTCAAATCCCACTTGCGTTTGCTCCATCGAGGCGTTGGGCTCAAGCAGCGCGCTCCCAAGACTGATGGCGCCCTGGGCAAGCGCCTGCATGCCGAAAACAGTCTGGCCGATTTGCGCTCCAAACTGTAACGCGCCACTGATGCCCTTCTGGAAGCCGGAGAACATCCCACTCCCAGACGATTGGGCAGCATTCGCAGCAGAAGCCAGGTCAGACTTGACCGTCTTCACTTTGGCGGTCAGGTCTGAGATGTTCGCGGTGTACCGGACTAGCATCTCTCCCAGGACTTGAGTGCTCATCTATCCTTGCTTCGCTTTCTCTGCTGCGGCTGTAGCGTCTGCCCTGGCTTTATCTACTGCTTTATCTACTGCTGCCTGGTCGTCTTCAGCTTCTAATTCGTAAAAGGCCATCCACTCAAAAAATTCGGTGGCAGTCATCCATGCAAAGAACTCATCCTCGGTCAGGCCGGAACCGGCTGCTCCAAGTTCTCGGTAGAGGAATTTGGAGAAGCGGAGGATGGGGCTGGCTGCAACTTTTTTTTCGCTTCAGCCAGCAAGTCAACCCCGATACCTGAGGCTTCTGATGCCAGGTCAGACAGTGGCTTAAGAACAGTCAGGCCCCACTCAGCAACACTTGAGAGTGAATTGTCATCCAAGACCTGCTCTTTGGTGTCGAACATTACCAGGGCTTTGATGACGATCGCTGCCATCATTACGACGCTATCAGTCTCACCATCCGGCCCTTGCGCCAGCCTCTCAGCATGCTTCAGTTCAGTACCCTTGAGTTCTAACATACCCAGCTCTCCATTCAGTTCAGGAATATCCGGAATCTCGAATGGAACCGGAAGCAGACGAAGCTTGCGTTGGAAAAGCAGAGCACGCGCCTCTGCCGCTGAATGTGCCATGATATTACCCTTCTTCTAGCCCCTTGCAAGGGGTGGTTATGCATTGAAAAATTCATCAGTTAATTGAAACGTCAGGTCCTGCGTCACGACTTTGCCCCCATCATCTTTGATATTGCAATCACTCGCATAGCAAAAACCCTCGTACCGGTTATTGGTTGGGGTTTGAAAAGAGACGATCAGAAAGTCGCGCGCAACCAGGCTCTGAGCACGAGCAATGTTGATCCAGAATGAGCCATACTTGAGCGTACCTGTGAGTAGCGTCGGCGTAAAGCTTTTCGCTCCGGAGGACGCCGTTGCACTGGCAAAGGTCGTGGTGTCCTCGGTTTCCATCTTGCCAGAAAATTCACAGGACGAAGCCTCGGCAATTTGCGCGTAGGGAAAGTAGTTTCCAGATGCTAACCTGACCTGTGTCCCCGCATACTGAGCAACCGCAAACACAACACGAGCGTTTGCTCTGAAAAGGGTGAAACCTGTGGTGATGGTTGCCCAGGCTGCTCCACCCTGTAAGCGTGTGATACTAACAGAAGGTGACGAGCCACCTGTCAGGCTATTCGTTTGCAGCGTGATCAGCGCCTCGGCTGTCTTCGCCATAGTCCCGGCGAACTCAACGATGAACGGGGTCCCTGGACCAGGTCCACCGGTCACCAATGCATTACCGGCGCCTATTGAGGAGAGAGCCTGCAATCGAGTCTGAACAGTTGCAGCATTGTCGTTCCAGTTGATAGCAGCTGTCGTCTGTCCTCCGAAGGTGAGAGTAAAGGTTCCACCTGTAGGGCTGCCTGTTATGGCTATCTGTTGTGTTTCATCGTATTGTGCCTGCACGACGGTCGCGACACTTTTGTCCAGGTAGCGCTTTGCAGCATTGCTGATGGTAAATGTTGTCAGGTCTGATGTTGTTGTTGCCTCGTTTGTGAAAGCTACAGATGGAAACGAGGCCACTAACACCTGAGATTGATAACCCGCGATTGCCATGACATAGCCTCACTTTCCTGGCTACATCATGCCAGAGTGACATTTCCGTCCATTAATAGCGAGAACGACACGTCAACTTTGCTCTTTGGATCTGTCTTGATGTTGTAATCGGTGATCCAGGCTCCGAAGGTGTACGTGTTCGTCCCGTTGGGCGAATAGATGAAGGTGGTCTTTGTCCGTGCAAAGAAGTTCGTCTCCATCAATAGCTGACCGTTGGTATCGGCCTTGTTCCATGAACCGTCCACTTTACACTGCATACCCAACAAAGTGGGAATGAATGTTTTGGTACCGACAGCTGCGCCTCCTGAGCCTGAGAAAGCGGTGGTCTCGACTGTGTCCATCTTAAATGGAAGATCATGGGTCATGAGGTCTAAGATTGCGTTTGCTCCGATTTTCAGCGTCGCAGGATATGCTGCTATAGCCATGATGTAAAGCTCCTATTCTTGAGTAAAGTACTCGTATTCTGCGGGGGTATGTAAGATTTTGTTGTCCCCTGGGTCATTCAGGTGCATCGCTCCCTGATACAGGAAATAGACAAGGGTCTGACTCGCTAAAGTCATCGGCTGCTGGTCCAGAAGCGTATTCATCCTTGCAAGAATTTGCTGTGACTTCTGAAATCCCCCAAACTGGCTATCCCAGATATCAATGGTATAAGCCGTGAGATAGCCCCGCCTGCCAAAGGCATTGAAGGGCTTCTCATGGGCATTGCCAAGCGTGATATAGGGAAAGCCCTGACCTTCAGGCACCGCTCCAAAGTCGAATACGCTGAAGCTATCCATCAACGGAGTAGCCAGCATTGCCATAAGCTGGCCGTCGCCTGTCAGCCTGGCATAGACCGCCGTCTGGACTTCTGAGAGCGATGTCTGCGTGCTCACCTATCACCAATCGCTTTCCTGATGATAGGCAATATATGAGCCACCTCATCACGGTCTGATTGTTTCTCTTGCTCTGAAAGCCCCTCATATGGTGTATCAATTTGCCTCTGCCAACGCCATATAAGTGGCTCTGGAATCACTAATTCTCCGCTCTCATTCCGATTGCACTGAGAGAATAGATACGATTGCCATCGCGCCCAACTCGCATGCTCTTTATCGGCTAAGGCTTCAATCAATTCTTCTTCGCTCAATTATTCCTCTCCCTCTCCGAAATCAGCCAGCAATTGCTTCGCCCCTGCTTCAAAACCCAATGTGAGAAATGGCCTGGCCCGCATCTTGACGGTGCCTTTCTCTACAAAAATGGCATAGAACACGTTTGTTCCACACGTCCATTCCAGGTACCTGGTATTGCTCACCTGGATGGATTGCCGCAGGCGCCCGCCGTGATAGCCCTTGATGCCGGTTGACTCCGGAGTGCCAACCGGGCAGTTCTGTTTGGCAACCTTCTGACAGGTCAGGCCAGCGCTGTGAACAGCTCGATTGGCGCGCCGCAGCTGTTTCTGGTAGTTTGCTTCGATCTGGGCATCTATTTCAGGCATGCCTGAAACGCTGACAGAAATGCTCATTGTCGTACCGTTCCTGTTGGTTGCCATTCCTCTATGTACAAAATGATGTCCGTGTTGGCCTCATCGTAATTGCTCACACCGCGTATCCAGTAGATGTGGTTGCCGTACAGCATGCGCATAGTGGCAGTAACGTTCACACCACGCCGCCAGCGCATATAGGCTCTGCTCTCGACATTTGGGTAGAGCTGCTGAGCCAGAAACCTTTCGTACGGCGACCAGGTGCGAAGCGTCACAGGCATATTTGTCAGCCCAGGGACATCGCTCCAGGTGCCACCACCAACAAAGCCGCCCTGGCCGTTGGAGACCCCTGTCAGCTGCTGAAATCTGACATAGACCTTGCGACCTGACGCGGTAGCACTGACTTGTTTTCTACTGGATAGGCCGGGCATGATTTACGCTCTTTCAGGCCAATGCCAGGTACCAGGCTCTTTGTTCTCATCGTAGTGGATAGATGTTCGCCAGATGACATTTTGATCTATCGCAAGTACACCCTCTACTTGTTGTTCGCCAACCTGGACAAGATGAGTCACTTTAAACCCATCATTCCAGCCATCAGTAAACACCTGGAGGTTGACCAGCCCATTTTCTTGTTTCCAGTCTCTAACCACAATTGCCGGCCTATGATCACCCTTACCTTCCAGGACATAATGGACAATTCGGCCTTCAGTCAAACCTTCTATTAAAGTACCCATGTTTTCCTTCCTATAAATGCATTCATCAACTCAGCAGGCATATCTTCCGCCAGCCGGTTCTCGTATTTCCAGGCGATGTACTGCATCAAAGCCAGTTTTAAGCCTGGTGGGAGTGTCGAGTAGCCGCAAGTGTAGGTCAAGCGGTACTGATACGCCGGGGGCGGATATTGCAGATACACCACACCAGGCGTGGGCAGCGTATCCACCACATAATTCGCGACTCCTGAGACACTTTGAGGCCAGGTCTGCCATGCCGCAAAAGCTGTAATCCTGTACTCGAACAAGCTTACTCCTACTAAAGGCGGCTGTGGCATCGGTAAGATGAATGGAGCCGGGCTGAACGGATTGGCCCCCAGGCTCTCATTGTACTGGTAGAAATCCTGCTCATACAAGAGACGCGAACCTGTCAGTGAGCCGGCATTGATTTGAGGCATGGTCCACATAGCCTGAATGGTCTGAGGTGCAAGCGCTTTTCCGGTGATGCGTTCCGCCGACTCACGACACTCTGAAATCAGAGCGGACAGCACCGTATCATCATCGGTAAAATCCACTCTGAGGTAGGAGCCTGTCGTCGCGCTCCTGAGATCAGAGAGCGTGACAGGCTCTGCTATTGGCGGGACGGTGACTTGCCAATCAAGCTTTAAGCTATCCATGAATCAGCCTCATGCATGCAAAGTCGGATCTAATGGCGCAATTGGTAAACGAGCCTCTGTTGCATCAACTGAAACGGTAGGAAGATCAAGATGCAATCCCCCAGGCAAGCCTAGAAACTGAAATGGTTTACCGCAATCAGCACATTGGATATGTACATCAGCAGCAAACTTTTTCACATCCTCTAGCCTGTTTACCACCACCGATGCAACAAAGTTCATATGTTCACACACGACAACTCCTATGCAGCCGGGAAGATGTTCGGTGCGAACAGGTGCGCTACAATCGCAAAAGCTGCGCCGGTGGTGCCTGACTCTGTCGTAACTACACGCACATAGCGCTTGCGTCCGATGTAGTCGATGCGCTGCACAGTAGTTGTGGCGGCAGTGATGCCTGTGAACGTCCCATTGGTAGAGTCAGCGTTGCCATCGTAGAGCATGTCGGCTACTGCAACAGCGTTATTCGTTGAAAAGTTGTCATCAGACTCCTGAATGGCGAAGGTATGCGAACCATCCGTCCACAGTCCAGGCAACAGTTCAAGCGTGAGCGCTCCGTAGCCGCCGTTGCGGTAACGGTCGATAACCGCGCTGGTCTGAGTGGTCTTGTATACAGCCGCCACAAGCATCTGGATCGTCCAGAAATACTTAAGCGGATTTTTCCCGATAACCCCAGGAAAAGACATGATCTATCCTCCTTGCAAGGAAGCAGAGAGCTTCCTTTCGTTCGTCAGTTATAATGCCGCGTGTTCTGGCGGCAAGCCATTTGCTTCCAGGTCTTCACGCCCGACCATGACACTCTGGCCGCATACCTGGCACCTGTAGCGATAGCACGTATCGCCTGGAAGTTCGGGAAGCTGTACGAGCTCGCCGGTACAATTTGCCAGGGGAGCTGGCTCTTCTGCCAGAGCTGGTGCGGTATTTTCTTCTTCGTTTGCCATGATGTGTGTTTCCTCCTTGCAAGGACTCTGTGTGAGAACCCTCTGCAAAACTATCCGATCTTCATGACGCTGATTGCTTCAGGAAGAATGACCTTGCCGCCGACGCGGACACGGGCCAGGTATGCTACCTGGTTCTGAATGGCAAACAGCTCCTTGAGCGTCTGGAAGGTCAATCCCACGCGGTCAACGATCTGGTAGCCCTGACTGATATCCCCGAAAATGACCGGCATGTCACCGGCTGTGTAGGCGAGCGAAGGCGGTGTCGTTGGATTGACCATGTCCGGCATTTCCACAATGGGCCGCCCGAACAAAGTCTCTCTGAACTCATCACCAAACATTGTCCAGATTGGCCGCGCCTGCGAGTCAGTAAAGAGCCGACATACCCCAATCGTGGCATTGCCCATCAACCAGGTTGCCGTAGGACGGTAGCCTGATTTCCCAACGTGCATGAGCTGGATGATCGACGCCGGTTTAATCAGCTGTGTGTCACCAGAGGGCGTGATAAAGATGTTCATGCCGGTACCGGACTGCTTGGCATTCGTAATAATG